GGTACCATCTTTGGAGGAGTTGGTGGTGCTGCTTTAGGTTCGGCCGCTGGTTTAGCACTGGGTTTTACAAGCGGTCCAGGTATGATACTCACAGGAATCGGTGGCGGGATTGCGGGTGCATTTGCAGGTGAGTGGCTTGGTAATCAAATTGCAACTGGGATTGTGGGTAGTAAAAGTGATTTTGATGAACTTCCAGCAGATGTCGAAAATTCAGTCATGTTACCTACCGGTATGAATATGCCAGTTGAAGTTGCCCCTCGACCAACTAGAGAAAATAGTGGAAAATCGGGTCGAAATTTGCGACCGATGCAACAGAACTGGGATAGATTGTTTGGAGAAAGCTACGACCCAAGTGGATTGATGAAGCCTGAATTATTGATACCACCACAGGGTCCAAACCTACCAAGCACGACACCAACATTTGGACCAGATCAAGTAATATCTAGACAAAGGCGACTAGAATCATTAGAATCTAATGCGATGACGCAAGATCAAGCTCAAGCATCTGTGCTACTTGCTGAAGGAGCTAAAGTGTACAAAGCTGGTAATAACTCATCAGTAACAAACATAACTAACATTACTAAGGTTGATAGCTCAATATCTCTATCTAATGATAGCGGTATTATGACAGCATTCTCATAAGGTAAAAAAAAGAGAGGCCGAAGCCTCTCTTTAATACGTCACTTAGTTAACTTAGTTATCTGCAAGTGACTTGAAGAAATCCAAATCATCATCATCTGTACTAGACGAAAACGAACTTTCTTCTAAGGAGGGAGATGGAGCTTCACTCAAAGTTGGGGCTGAACGCTCTTTAAACTTAGGCGTAAACTCCATCTCCGGTACATCGTCCTCAGCCGTATGAGTGGGTGCGTGTTGGCTGCCGTCAAGACCTAGAACTTTGTACAGCTTCGCTTTAAGTTCATTATAAGACTTGAAGTTTTTAGGATCGATGATCTCTTGTAGCGAATGCTGGGATTTCCAGATTTGCTCAAGTCTCTCATCATCTTCTAACAATACACTAGCTGTATCGAAAGAGGACGGCTCATAAGTGCGATACCCACCATCGCCATTACGTGCTTTAAGTTTGAAGTTAGAACCTTCCCAAAAATCAAATGGGTTTAGTGCTTCTTCGTCTTCAAACTCTGGATTCATTGCAGCGTTTAGCTTATCAAAGATTTTCTTACCAAACTTATACTTGAAGACTTGGCCTTCGTTCTGAGGATTAGTAGGATCTTTCACAACATAAATGTTTGCGTGATAAGACAAACGGCGCTTTTGTTTACGAGCTTCTTCTTTGCCCGCATCCGTACCATTGTTCCAGAGCTGAGAGTTATACTCTGAAACTGGATCTTCTTGACCAATAGTAGTCAATGAGTTTTCGATGTACCAGCCACCTGGTCCTTGAAAGCCGTGATCAAAGACACGGACAAAGGGAAGGTCTTCACCTTCTGGTGCAGGCAAGAAGCGAATGACAGCGTAGCCATTGCCAGCTTTATCTACTTCTAGCTTCCAGTAATCGTCGTTATTATTATTTGAGGGACCTGCGTTGTTCAACTTTTGTAGTTGTGAATTCAACTTATCAAAAGACGAAGTACGGTTTTTCTTTAGTGCGGAAAATGATTGTGCCATATTTTGTATCTCCTATATGTGCGATGTATTACGGTATATTAAACGGTTTGTTCGAAGTTGTCAAGTAATATTTTTTTCATTTTAATTTTATCATACTCCATGAAGGGAAAATATTTCTTGCACTTTCTATTTATATCAGGATATATAAGTTTGTCAAGTAAAACCTTATCCCAATGTGAAAAAACTTTGGTTATGTTTGCGATTATAGTTAACGTCTCTATACAGATGTCTCCTCTGATGTAGTGCTTTAGAAGCGGTGGATGTTGCCCGTCTTTAGAAAGAAGATTACTATTGAAGTCTTCATTCAACACGCCCAGTTCATTTTTAAATACGTAAGACAAAGATTGCTTACGCTTCTTCCAATCGAGGTATACCTTTTCACCTTTATCATCATTCACAATGTCGCCTATCCAGATATTAGAGTTTTCTAATACGTTTGCTAAGACATAGTTTTTTGCATCACTGTGCTTTGATAATTTATAATAGTGAAACTTATCCTTTCGATTTTCAAAAGCAGTAGGGTTCGTACTTGTTTTTCCATTGTATTTAAAAAAGTCGTAGTTAGATGTGAAGTGTTGTTTCAATGCTAAAAAATAGCAGTACACTTCGTAAGCGTCTTTCGTGGAATAGATGCTCATATTGGTAACTTAGTACTTCTTTCGACCATATTTAATCGTTCGGCGTCATCTCTAACTTTTGATTTTAGAACTGGTGAACGACGAATGATTTCTCCAATAAGATCAATTTCCAAGTTGTTAGTTTCGGCATAATAAACTAGAGCATCTATATAAGATACTTCTTCGTTTACATAACCTTGAATTTCTACTAGTATTTGTTCAGCTTTCATTGCCTCTTCCATAGACAATTAACCCAACAATGTCTTAACGCCAATTGACCAATTCTCTGCAGCATCTTCTACATAATGAAGAGATTTACCAGGAAACGATTCTTTAACGATAAGTGTACCATCATGGCCATAGAAGTCAATATAGTAGCTGTCACCATCTTGCTTTACCTCGGCTCGACCATTCGTAGATTCTGAAATATAAGTTGAAATAATATTTGACATGTCAAACTCCTAAGCTGTGTCTAATTTCTAATTTTTTATGCTCTCTACCTAAAGCATATGCTTCATAATAAAGTCGAGCAGTCTCTGCATCATCGATATACAACTCATCAGCAATCCAAACTTTACCTGCCTTTAAGTCGAATGATACTCCATATGTGTTACCCTTTATCGTATGCATGAAATACTCCTCTAATTCAATATATACAATATAACAGGTAACACATACTTTGTCAAGTAATTTATAGGCCGTTTGGAACAATAATGTAATGAATCATTAGCACTAGTGCGACACTTGCGCCAAGTCCTACCATCATCTTACCAAAGTCCTTTGCCACTAGTGGAAACACACTCTTTGTTTTCTTCTTACCAAAGTATGTTGCCATAGCTAACTCACGTCCTGCTAACAAGCCTACGAACACCCATGTTGTACTCATAGGAATATCGTTCAGTTCTTTAAAGAAGTATAAACATAACCAATAGAATAGATCAATTAGTGTAGCACTTCTAACGTAACGAGTGTTATGTTTCTCCAAAACAATCTTTTGAATGCGCCCACCTTTTTCTTTAAACATAAAGAACAAGCCCACAACAAATACAAAACTAATAAAGACCATTAAGTCTAAAGGTATTGCTCTTGGTAGAAACACTGCGATGTTAGCAATATCATGTGATAACCACGTGAACCATAATCCACCTGTTGCTACCCATTGTGCTACACGCCAAAACTTTTTATTGCCTTCACTAACGGGCTGTGTTTCATCATACCATCTACCAAAGTATTTGTGTATCGCAAACCAAACTGCATAAGCAAATGCGGCTGCTACACCATAACCCATAATAGATTTCATCAGCATCTTCTCTAGTACAAATGTACTTGCGAATACTGATAAGACTAGGAATGATGTTGAAACAGGTACACCCATTCGTGTTAATGCTACAAGAATAGCGGGTGCGGCGGCATGATACCATTGCACTTCTTGGAATGGGATTTTGTTTAAGCGACCATAAGATATATCGCCACCATTCATATACCACCCATACCAGAGTGTATATAACAAGACAGCCGAAGCGGCAATCCATAATGTTTTAAAGTTAAATCGCTCATTGTTTGATGCCATCCATGTACCGAGCGTTTGTACTGAATCATTTGCTATAACTGCATAGGCAGCAAGCAGGAAGCCAATGAGGCTCCACATAGTGAGTAGTTCCATTTCTTTCTCCTTTGTTTGACGGCTTTACCCCGTCTCTCACAAATGTTGAACGTTATTGTTCAACCACTACTATCTATAAGAAAAAGATTAGGGGGCAAGTTACCCCGCCCCCCATATTAGTTTATTGCGTGTCAACTTAGAAGTTGAATGACAAGCCCGCTGCCGGTGTCACTGCTTCGCTATCTAGGTTGTATCCTGCTTCAGCGTAATAAGACACTGTACCACCAGCTAGATCACCATAGTAACCCGCACCAATGTTTTGTGTCATGTCATCTGCGTCACCATTCATGAAGCCTGTTACACCAAATGCACCTACGTTTACTTCATATGCGAAATCGTCTGCATATGTTACAGTTGCACCTGCGGCATACTCTTCCATGATAATAAAGTCTGCAGTTGTTAGTACAGTCAAGTCTTCTGCATCTAGATTATAATCAACACCTGTTGATAGTGCGATACCTGCTAGACCTGTAGCATATGTTACTTGAACATTTTCTACATCTGTTAGGTCTTGACCAATATCAGTAAGACCAACGCCTGCGCTAATACCACCCAAACCAAAGCGTAGTGTTTCATGAG